TCTTGATTCTCTTTACTTAAACGCGACTTAGCAGTCTTTGCCTTGATAATGTTTCCAATGACTTCTGTTCCATCTTTTTCCTTTTTCTTACTGAGATAAATGATAGTAGAAGCGGCATACTTAAGACCACTACCACCGCCCATCTCCTTAGTAGGAACATAAGCACCGATGACATCGTAAGTGTGGTTGGTTACAATCATTGGAATGTTTGCCTGCCCCAACTTAAGAGTAAGCATACGGAAAGCACCTTTGACCAGTTGCGATTTGGTCATATCACGAACTTGTTTGTCGTTTAGTGCATCAGTAATTTCTTTTTCTGTTGAGAGCATACCCAAAGAGTCTAACACAAACATACAAGGTTTGCGTTCTCCTTCAGGTTTTTTTAAGTAAATATCTACTGCTTTGAGTGCTTTTCCACGAAACTCTTCAATAGTAACGACATTGACAACCACAAGACGAGAAGTATCAATTCCACGAGATTCTAATAGAGATTTAGTGATAGCAGCCTCAGTGTCAAAGTAGAGACAATAACCATCGGCATGAGTATCAAGAAAGTTCTTAACCACGGCGAGAGAGAAAAAAGTCTTTCCAGTAGAAGACTCTCCAGCAATAGCAGTAATCTTATTCCCAGATACACCACCAAATACACTACCTGAAACCAGTGCATTAAAAATGTATGAACCTGTGTCAACATAAGTCTCAGTCTCATCAATATCGGAGGCAAGTTTAGTATACTCACCACCAACTTCTTTTACAATTTCTTTTAAAAAGTCCATCAGCACACCATCCCGTATTCTTCACGAAGTATTTTCTTATAAGGTAAACCTTGTTCTCGGAGTTCTTTTACCAATTTCATTTTATGATATAAAGCAGAATCTCCTCCAAAACCAAGTGCATTTACAATTTTTTTCAGTTCTTCATCATTAATAGGCAAATCCATTAGGCAAAAAATAGTTCAAGGTTTACAGTTTTTTCCACATTCCATCCAATAGAATCAAGGATGGATTTCAGTGGTTCTACAAAACTCTTTTCAAATTGTAGTTCATAATCAATGTATTTGTCAAGACCAAGTTCCTTTGGAAAATCTTGAATGAATGAGATAATATTCTCTTGTATGATATTAGGTTTCTTCAAATACAAAAACTTAATCTTCTCACCATTGGCAATAAGTGAATACTTATTAGTAAGTTTTTTCTCCTTTATATAATGATTGAAAAGAAGTGCTCCACGAATATGAATTGGAGTTTTTTGGGCATATATTGTGGAAGAAGAATAATACTTACGGACATCAGAAGCGGTTCGCGGAAAAGCAATTTGTTCTGGGGGAAGACTTTTAAACTCTTCACGGCACTTATCAATGAAGTTAATTACATCTTCCTCAGTCCCACTCATCATTAGTTTCAGACCATCTTTAATCATCTTGCGACAAGGTGCAGGAGTAGAAGACTTGACTGCTTCAATACCCATCATTTTGAGTTTGGGTTCTTCGTAACGAACACCTTCACTATCCCAGACGTTCAGAATATATCGTTTCTTGGCAGTCCAGATTCCACGTTCGGCAATGTTCTCACGCTTCATCTGCATCTTTTGGTCATAAGCATTCACATAGGTCGCCAGTTCTTGGTAACAACCTTCAATATACTTCTCAAATTCCACCTGACAGACCTTATCAAGGAACGAAACAACGCTTTGAGTAGTTTTCTCTCTTCCCTTGTATACACTTTCAACCAGAGGACCCATATTAAGATAGATAGAGTCAGTATCAGAAGCAATAACATAATCTACTCCGTCAGTTTTGAGAATTTTATTCAGATAGGCATTCATCTTGTTCTCAATCCAACGGATAGAAACCTGACCAGACAAGGTGATTGCCTCAGCGTTTGCTAGTTTGTAATAGCGGAAATACTGATTGCCGATAGCACCATAAGCAGAGTTAAGTTGAATCTTCCTTGCCATTTGGATGTTGTTACACCGAGCAATCTCTTTTTCCAAGTCTTTTGTCTTTTTCTTTTCATACTCCTGTTTGGCAGCAAGCATTTTCTTTTTGTAGATGGTGCGATCCTTATAGATCTTCTCCATCAACTCTGGAAGAAATCCACGCACATCTTTGCGGAACATTGCCCCGTTAGCACAAACTGCTTTGTCCTTATACAACTCAAAAGTGACTTCCTGATTAAGAATCTTATCAACAGTTACATTTGGGTGCCTCTCATCCAGAAGAGTTTCTGGCGAAATGTTGTATTGCATAATGAGGTGAGGGTATAGCGAGTTGAGGTCAAAAGACACAACCCAGTCATACTTTCCAGGAATAGGTTCTTTCACATATGCACCAGCATACTTAGAATCTTTATCCGAACGTTCCTTAGGAGGAATCACAATGTTCCTCTTTTTGAGATAGTTGTAGATAATAGTATCCCACATTCGTACTTGTGAGAATACATCTGTATAGTTTGCTTTGGCGTCATATGCCATCGTCAAAGCAAGTTCAATCAGTTTCATCTTGTCTTCCATGCGGTCAACAAGTTCCACGTCAATAATGTTGTACTCTACAAACTTCTGCCAACCCTTTGTATAGAAATCTTTAAAAGTATCAAACTCGGAGTGATCAAGTTTCTTCTGACCAAGTTCAACACTTGCAATGTAATCAAGACGATAAGATTCCTGTGCCTTATAGGTAAACTTCTTATAAAGATTCAGATAATCAAGTTGACTTACACCACCAACATCATAAGAAATATGCTTACGACCAGCAACATAAATCTCATCTTCGGTTACAAGACCCCATGGAGACATACGCTTCATCAGTTTTTCGCCAAGAACACGATCCAGACGACGAACCAAATATGGAATATCGTAAAGTTCAATGTTCCAACCAGTCACAACCTCTGGAGTATTTTCCTCAACCATCCACCAGTTGATAAAGTCCATCAGAAGATCGCGCTCATTTGTAAATGAACGGTAAATTACATTCTTCTGTTGATTATTAAAAGGACCCATACCCCAAGTACGAATCTGTTTGGAAGAATAGTCCTGAATCGTGATCAACAGAACTTCTTCGGCAGCAGACTCCACATCAGGGAATCCATTCTCCGATGCAACCTCAATGTCCAGAGTTGTAACTTTAACTTTACTGATGTCAAACTTCAACTCCTCCTCAGGATACATTTCGGAGATATACTGATAGATGTATTGACTATTACCGTAGATTTTAAAGTTTTCTACACCATCATACCTTTTAATAAACTCACGACAATCACGAACTGATCCAGGTTGAACTGCTTCTACATATTCACCGTTCAAAGTTTGATATTTAGTTTTCTTTTGTGAAGGGACAAAAAGAGTCGGGTTAAACTTCTCACGGGTCATAAAATGTTTACCATTTTCATAACCACGAACCAAGAAGTGGTCCCCGACCATTTGAACGTTTGTATAAAATCTCATCAGGCAGTTAATTCAAGATACTTTTCAATAACTTCGGGAGTTGGATCGGCAATAGTCAAAATATCACTCGATCTAATCATATATTCTGTTTGACCAGAAGCTTCTACCCATGGTTTCATAGATTCTAATCCATAAAAACGATATGGGTTAATAAGTTTACAATCTGGTTCTCCAATATCAGCAAAAAGTTCTTCCATTTCTGTGATTATAACTGTATCCACACCGATTAAGATACATTTTACAACTTTATCACTCATCTTCTTCCTCCTTTTCTTCAACTTCCAAAGAAATACCAGTTTTATTCAAATACATTTCTTTAACTGTATCAATTGGATCACAAATCGTAACTACGTAATCGAGAGCAATTACAAATTGCTTATCCTTAGATAGAATTAACCAAGGAGTAAGAACTACATCAATCTCATAATTTGATTTACCACTATCACTCTCAGTAAGAACTATTTTTTCTTTTGCCTCAACATAGTGAGGATTTGCTAAGAGATATCCTCTAACAACTTCATCAGAAACAACTTCCTTTGCATCAGTGATTATAGTCTCTCCCGTTTTGAGGAGCATCAGTTTAATGGTCATTTTGGTTTCACTATCCTTTCAGTATTTTAGCAAGAAAAAGGGGAGGCGTCAACTGGATTTTGCCAGTTGCCTCCCTTGGCACAGCGCCGACGATATTCACAAATATTTAGTCACCATTTCCCCCACCACCGTCACCAGCACCACTTCCGGGATTAATTGGAACTGCTCTTCCAGCACCCACATTGGTCACTTTACCCTTATTATAAACTTTATGTTTCCAAGCATCTGGATATGAAATGGTTTTTATTTCATTAAGAAACTGGTGGAAGGATTTCATTTTTATTTTTATTTAGAGATAGTCCTTTCGGGCGTGATGTTCTGGCACTATTTTCCCAAGTACGATCCGTAGAAGTCCGTCTTCAAATGTGACTTCGCGGACTTCTGTGTCGTCGGATAAAGTCCACGCTCGTTTAAAACTTCTGCTAGCCACTCCCTTGTGGATAAACGTCCTATCCGATTCTGTATCCGCCTTTTGTCCTTCGACAAAAAGTTTTCCATACTCTGTGAAAACATTGACTTCTCCTTTCTTGAATCCTGCTAATGCTAGTTCCAGATGGGATTCGACATTATTTATTTGGACCAAATTATAAGGAGGATAATTTGTTGTAGTTTCATGAAGATTGAATAGGCGATCAAAATATTCATCCATCCCAATACTATTGCGCGTAATTCTTTCCATCAAAGCAGGAAGATCCGCAGCAGTATACCTTGTGAGGTTAGTCATTATGGTAGCTCCTTTAAAAGCGAGTTTGTGTTTTGTGGACCCTTTCGGCATCCGTATATAATTATACTACTTCTTACAAAAAAGGCGGGTGTAAAACCCGCTCTTTTTTATTCGGCATCCTCTACCTTTTTCTTCTTAGCACCAATATTATACTTGGTTTCCAGAATCCA